AGATTCATTTAAAACTTTTTTTGCTTTAAGGCAAATTAAAGAATGTCAAAATTTTATAAACAGACCAATTAGAATTCCTAAAGTTGAATGTATTATTGTAGATAATCCTAATCAATTTTTAAATGAGTATAAAGATGTAGAATGTGAAGTGGCTTGGGATATAGAAACAGATTCCTTAGATTGGTATAATGGAAACATAGGGTGTATAAGCTTTTCTTTTGATGGTAAGATAGGATATGTATTAGATTGGAAAGATATTGATTTACAGTTATTGGATGTTTTTTTTAAAAATAAATTTTCTATTGGAAATAATTTAAAATTTGATTGTTTATTTTTAAAAAAATATGGATTAAAAAATATTAAAGTTGACTGGGATAATTTACAAGCAGGGCATTATTTAAATATGAATAGAAGTAATTCCTTAAAAAGTCAAGTATATTACTTTGATATTTATATGGGAGCCTATGATAGAGAATTAGATAATTATAAAAAGAAATTTAAAAATCTTAAAAATTACTTAAGTATACCAAAAGAAATTTTATATGATTATGCAGGTAAAGATGCTATAGCTTCATATAAAATATATAAATTAAGTAAACAAAGAATAATGGAAAATGATTTTAAATATTTCAAAAATAGTAATTGGGATTTATTAAAATATCTGAATACCTCTGTATTTCCGTCTATTAATAGTTTTATAGATATTGAGTTTGAAGGAATGTTAATAGATTGGGAGAAAGTAAAAGAAACTTCTATTTATTTAGATAAAGAAATAAAAATTATAAAGAATAAGATTTATAAGGCATTAAACATTAATTATTCTCAGTTAGAGTTAGATGATATCTTTGAAGATAAAGAGGATGATATTGAGATATTCAATATATTTAAAAGTAAGAAAAATAAAAAGAAATTTAATATTAATAGTAATGAAAAATTAGGAATATTATTACAAGAAAAAGGATGGGAAGAAGTAGAAAAAAATAAAAAAGACATTTATTTAGTAAATGATGCTACATTAAAACAATGGGTAGAGTTAGGACATGAAGAAGCAACACTAATACTTAAATTACATGAATTAAATACATTACAAAAAACTTTTGTTGGATATGAAGAAAATAAATCAGGATTTTTTCAATATAGAAAAAGTGATAATAAAGTTCATTGTAATTTTTTGGTAATGCTTGCCGATTCAGGTCGAAATAAATGCCGTCGGCCAAATTTGACCAATATCCCGAAACATGGTAAATTAGCAAATAGGATAAGATCTTTTTTTACAGTTCCTAATAATGATTATAGTTTAATAGAAGCTGATGGTAAATCTTTACAATTAGGTAACTGTGCTTCTATATCAAAAGATAAAAAAATGCATGAAGTTTTTAATACTCCTGGTTCTGATTTACATAGTTCAACTGCACAAAGTATTTTTGTTCCTCATATTACATTAGAAGAATTTAAGAAAAAAAGAAAAACGGATAAAATATTAGAAGGATATAGATTTAAAGCAAAAGCTGTAAATTTTTCATTAATTTTCAATACTTCTGCAAAAAGTTTTGCTACACAATCTTTAATTCCAGATTGGTCTGAAGAAGATACTGATAACTATTTAGAAAAAAATAATTTAGTAGAAAAACCTTATAATTTATATACAAAATTTCAAGAACAAGATGAAGATTTAACTTTATTATTTTGTAAATATTGGGCTGTTGCATTAGATATAAAGGACAAATTTTTTAAAACTTATCCTGGTGTAAAATATTGGATTGAAAATACTATAAAATTTGCATCGGATAATGGGTATGTGATTGGTCCTTTTGGAGCTTATAGATTATTACTTCCTTTAATTTATCAAGGTAAAGATGATGAATATAGGTGGATAAAAAACTTAAAAAATATTGCTTGTAATACATCGGTACAAAATTTTGAAAGTGTAATTATGATGAGAACTTTAAATGTTTTAAATGATTTTATTAAAAAAAATAATCTTAAATCAAGAATAGTTAATAATGTTCATGACTCTATTGTTATATCTTTGTATAATCCTGAATTAGAACAAATAAAAAAAGTATTAATAGATGAGTTTCAAAAAGATATTCCAGAAAACAATGATATTCCTTATATTATAGAAGGGGAAATTTATAAACCTCTGGATAAAGATAATCCTACATATTGGGGTTTTGATGGGGTAGATTGGTGATTTGACAAATCTTAAAAAATATAATATAATTATACTATAGAAAGGATATAAAATGAACTGTAAAAAACAAAATATTGATATTAAAGATATTACTTTTTTATATAAAAAAGGTGAAACATTAGAAAATATAGCAAAAAAATATAAAGTATCTTCTCCTACAATAAAAAGATATTTAGTATTAAATAAAGTTTCTATTAGAAAAAATAGAAAATATAATTTTAATGAAAATTATTTTGAAGAAATAAATACTGAAAAAAAAGCTTATTTTTTAGGTTATTTATTTGCTGACGGGAACATAAGAGAAGCTCTTAACAAAGATAGAAATAGTCCTATATATAATTGTCGATTAAACCTTCATGAAAAGGATAAATATATTTTAGATTATTTTAAAAAAGATATAAATTCTAATTATGAATTAAGAAAACAATTAAATACTAATTGTTATTACTTTATTCTTTGTAGTAAAAAGTTATGTAAAGATTTGATAAATTTAGGCTGTGTACCTAATAAAAGCTTAATTTTAAAGTTTCCTGATAAACTTAATAAGATTTATTATAACCATTTTATAAGAGGTTATTATGATGGAGACGGCTGTTCTTTTCTATCTAAGAAAGATAATAAAATTATAGGTACTATAATTACTATAATGAGTACTTTCCAATTTTGTAATAAGCTTTATGAAATATTAAAAAATAATAATATAAATTGTAAAATTGAAAAATATAATAAAAATAAAAATAAAAAAAATACTTATTATTTAAAAATTTATGCACGAAATGATCAAGTTAAGTTTATTAATTTTATTTATAATAAATCAAATATATTTTTAATAAGAAAATTTGTAACTAATTTATTTATTTTAGACCTTTTTAATAAAAAAGAAATATTAAAATTAAATAAAATACACTCTAAAAAAGTTTACCAGTATGATTTAGAATTAAATTTAATTAATGTTTTTAACTCTTTAAAAGAGACTTCTATAAAACTATATAAGGGGAGATTTCAGAATAGTATAGGAGATTGTTGTAGACAATATAAAAAAACTTTTAAAAATTATATATGGAGCTATACTATATTAAAAAAAGGAGAAACTAATGAAATTAATAATTGATAATATTTTAAATTATTTACCTAAAATAAAAGATAACTCTCAAAATTTGATTATAAGTGACTTTCCATATAATCTTTCGAGTAAGTGGATTGTAGAGGATTATACAAATGAAATTTTGGAAGCAATTAAACAAGAGAGTATAGATGAAAAAAAAGTAAAAAAATTATTAAAACTACATAATACAATTCAATCAAAAGGTAAAGCAAAAGATTTTATGAATAATAAATGGGATGGTTTATCTGGTGAAGAATTAGAAATTATGTATAAAGAGTTTTTTAGAGTTCTTAAACATGGTGGATTTGTTGTTGGTTATGGGATGGATAGACAATTACCTGTATTTGAGTACAATGCAATTAAAGCAGGGTTAGAATCATGTCAATACTTATATTCATATAAAATATCTAATATGCCAAAAGGATTAAATGTAGATAAAGCTATTGATAGAAAAGAAGGTTGTGAAAGGGAAATTATTGGGAAATCTTTACAAAAAAGAGGGCAAACTGGAGGAAAAGAAGGTTATGTCTATAATATAGGGTATAATATAGGGTATGATAATATAACTAAACCTTCTCATAAATTAGCACAAAAATATGAAGGTTATTATCATGGTATAGCAGCATTAAAACAGGTTGTAGAATGTTTGATGGTTTTTAGAAAGCCTTTGATAAATAATTGTGTACAGGATATTTATGAGTATGAAAATGGTAATAAAGAGATCAATCCAAATATATTAAATATAGAAGAAAATAGAGTTCCTTATGAAGATGAAAATGATATAATTCCTCAATTAAGAAATGATAAAAGAGATGTTAATAGTAAAAAAACTATGTATGATGGTGATTCTTGTTTAAAATCTAATACTAAAGCTATTATAGGTGGTAATATAGCAGGAAGATTTCCGAGTCAGCTTGTTCTTGATTCACAAACAGCGAATATATTAGATAATCAAAGTGGTTTTTTAAAAAGTGGTGAAATAAAAGAAAGTCATAAAAAAAGTAAAAATATAGATGACAATAATAATTATATTAGTGAAAATGGTATTTATGGTAAATATAAAGCAATAACTAAAGATTCTAGATCTAGTGAAGGAGGTTGTTCAAGAATTAATAATATTTGTGATTATACAGAGGAAGAACTATATTTACAAAAAAATTGGTGTAAATATTTACAAGATGATTATGATATTCTTACTTATTATAAAAAAGCTACTAAATTTGAAAGAAATGCAGGATGTGAAAATATAGATAAAAAACAATATAGTCAAGATGGTAGACAAAAAGAAATTGAAAATGCTTTTCAAAGAAATCAAAGTATAAGTTCAAATAATCATCCAACTCTTAAATCTTTAATTTTAAATAAAAAAATAAGTAATTTATTTGTACCTCCAAAAGAAAATTTAAAAGATTTTAAAGTATTAGTTCCTTTTTCTGGTTCAGGTAGTGAGCATATTTCATTAGAGAGTAATGGTATTATATCAGACAATATAACTTGTATAGAAATAAATGAAAGATATGCTAAAATTCATCAAGCAAGATATGAATATTGGAAAAAAAATAATTTTAATTTTGAAAATCAACAATTAAAAAAGGATAAAAAAGAGAAAGAAAATAATAATAAATATGCAAATATATTTTAAGGGAAATTATGATATATATAAAAGCACTAGGAATAGGTATTTTATTTGGGATTACTTTTACTTATTTAAAATTACCGATTCCTGCACCTAATAATATTCCTGCAATATTAGGAATTATTGGAATATATTTAGGTTATTTTATTATGACTAAATTTATATAAAAAGAGGTAAAAATGGGAAAAATGATAGTATGTAAAAAATGTGGGAGGGTAATAATAGGAGGTTCTACAACAGAAGTATGTTTAAAATGCGAAAAGAGGGATAAAATTTCTAATAAAGAAATTGATTTATCTAAGTATAATGTTACTCCAAGTGGACAAATAGAATATAAAAAAGAAGAAGAAAAGGATCAAAAATTAGGCATGAAATTTGATGATGAAAAATTAGATTTTACTTTAGTTCCTGCTATTGGATTGAAAGAGGAAGTAAAAGTTTTAATGGTTGGAGCAGAAAAATATAAAAAAAATAACTGGAAAAAAGTACCAGATGGGTTTCATCGTTATATAAAAGCTATATTAAGACATGCTAATGAAATTGTAGAAGCTATGAATAATGATAAGGACCCTATGTTATTAAAAGATCCAGATACTGGATTACATCCATGTGCTGCAATAGCATGTGATGCTCATTTTGCATTAGATTTCATAAATGAAGAAAATAAATTAGATGATAAAACCTGGAAAATAAAAAAAGAAGAAATAAGAGAAAAATATAAAAAACAAAGAGAAAATTTTTTAAAGGATGATCAAAATGATTAAAACAATTTATATAAGTGGAAAAATGACAGGTTGTAAAAATTATAATTTTTTGAATTTTTTCAGAGCTGAGAGATATTTAAAAAAATTAGGATACAAAGTAATTAATCCTGCAAGAGAAAGTTTTTTGCTTTTAAAGAAATTAAAAGTTAAATCTTTTAGTGATATTAAATTAATTGAATTTATAAAAGAAGATGCAAGAGCAATTATTGAAGATTGCGATGCTATTTACTTATTAAAAGATTGGGAATCAAGTACAGGTGCAAATGCAGAATTCCATTTAGCTAAATGGAAAGGAATTAAAATATATTATCAGGAAAGTTTATAATATAATATTTTAAAAGGAAGAAATATGAATGATCAAAATTTACAAAAAACAAATGATAAAGCATTAACTAACTATGTCTTATATGCTGAAGAAATGCTTGAAAAATATAGTCAATACAGAGAACTTGTAAAAAACGGTAATATAAGTATAGTAGAAGTTAATAATGCAATGAGTGATTATAAAGGTGTTAATGATTTTCTTATTGCAGAATATGAAAGAAAAGCATTAGAATATGATTTAAAAAAAACACATTTTGATCAATGGTATGGTGATAAATATATTGAAATTAGAGAAGAAAAAAATAAAGAAAGTTTGGCAGCTTCAAAATGGATGTCTAAAGAAGAAATTAAATATTATATTATTTCAAGAAATAGATATGAATATAATGAAAAAAATGAAGAATTAATTATTTTATATCGTGAAGTTGCCACGTTAAGGCGGTTATGTGATTCATATAAAAGAATGGACGGTATATTTCAAACGCTATCGAATAATCACAGGTATGAGTTAAAAGGAGGAACCTTGCAAAACCGTATGAACACTGACTATGATCAAAAATATGAGGAAACTAATATAAGAAAAACAAGAATAAGGAATAATTAATGAAAGAAATTTGGAAAGATGTTAAAGATTATGAGGGATATTATCAAATATCTAATTTAGGAAATGTTAAAAGTTTAGAAAGATATAGAAAAGGAAGAAATAATTCTAAATGTATAGTTAAGGAAAGAATTTTGAAAGAAACAAAAGGCTACTGTGATAGATATAAAGGTGTTTTATTATGTAATAATGGAATTAAAAAAAAAATTACAATTCATCGTTTAGTTGCTCAAGCTTTTGTTTCTAATTTAGAAAATAAACCTTGTGTCAATCATTTAGACGGGAATAAATTAAATAATAATGTAAAAAATCTTGAATGGTGTACCTATAGTGAAAATGATAAACATGCATATAAAATTGGATTAAGATGTAATAAAGGAGAAAAGAATTCTCAAGCCAAATTAACAGAAAGAGAAGTTTTAAAAATTAGAGAGTTATATAAAACAGGAAAATATACTCAAAAAGAAATAGGGAATATATTTAATAATTCTCATCAAAATATTAGTGGTATTATAAATAGAAAAAGGTGGAAATATATTTAATTTTATTAGAGTTAGGGAAAAAAGAAGTGTTTAAAATAAATGAGAGAGTTTTAGTTTCTAATTTAAGGAAATATCATGTTGAATTTAATAAAAGGTTTTTAGGAAAGATTGGAAAAGTTGTTAGCTATAATGTTTGGAACTGTTATAAGGTAGAATTTAATAATGATGAGAATAATTATGAATTCTTTTGGAAAGAAGAATTAGTTTCAATAGAAAATCTTAAATTCAAAAAATGGATAAAAGGGTAAATTTATGAGAGAATTTAAAGTTGGTGATATGGTTATTTGGACTGATCAAAAATGGAGCAAGGTATGGGAAGAAGAATATAAAGTTTATTTATATGGAAAACTTGCTAAAATTATTTATTTTGATAGTATTATCAATACTTATATACTTGAATTTAAAGAGTTTATAAATGGACATGATGGAAGATTAGGAAAAGATGGTTATTGTAAATGGGCATCTAGGCACCAAATAGAATCTTTAGATCATTTAAAATTAAAAAAGATTTTACAAAAATAAAAAGTATAAACCTATTTTTTTAACTATTTATATCATGAATAACTTAGAAAATAATAATACTCACTTAATTACAGATTTATTATCCGGTGATGAATCTATTTTAGAAAGGGAAGATTATAAAAATTTAGATTTTACAGAAATTCAAGAAGCTTTAAATCTTATTAAAAATAAAATTATGTTCAAAAACCTCCTACGATGGAGGAGTTTTTAACGCTAGAATGGATTGGCCCTACAGCGGATAATATTTATTCTCATGTTAGAAAAACATTAGTAGAATTTTTTAATAGTCCTAATCAATATCAATCTCTTTATCTTGCTTCTTGTATTGGATGGGGAAAAAGCTTAGCCTCTACAATAATAATATTATTTATATTAGTAAATACTTATCTTTTAAGGGATGCTAAAAGATATTATAATATAGCAGAAGCCTCATCAATTGTAGCAGCATTAGGGTCTTTTACATTAAAAAAAGCTAAACAAGTATTATTAAAACCTTTTTTAAATATTTTGCAATCATCACCTAAATTTAGACGTGTTAGGCAAGAGGAGAGATTAGAAATTGCTTTAAAAGAAACTCCTAATAAAATTCCTTGGACTTCTGCATCTACAATGGAATCGGCTTTACAATTTGGAAAAGATTTACATATAATGTGTGTTTCTGATACTGCAAGTTTATTAGGATTAAATATTATAACAGGAGCTTTGACTGAATTATCTTTTTGGATAGATAAAGGTATTTCTTATGAAGAAATAATGAGAATGGTAAATGATTTACAAGGAAGAATTTTTAGTAGATTTTCTACTGAATATTTTGCAAAATTTATTATTGATTCTAGTCCTAATGATTTTTCTAGTCCTATTGACCAATATATTTTTTCAGGGGAAGCAGCACAAGATCCAAAAAATTATGTTGTTACTTCTACACATTGGGAGTTAGAAGCCTTTAAATGGAAGTATCCTATGTGGCAAAAAAATAAAAAAACTTTTTATATTTTTAGAGGTAGTGCAAGTAAACCAACTTATGAAATTCAAAAAGAAGATATAAAAAAATTTCATCCTGATGAAGTTATGCAAGTCCCTATTGATTTATATGAAAAATATATAAAAGATTCTGAAAAAATTGTAAAAGATTATGGAGGGTATCCTGCTTCAGGGCAAGATAAATTGATTTCTGATTATTCTATTATTGATGATATTTTTGATAAGAATTTAAAAAATATAGAATATGCCATTAAAGCCCCAGCAGATAAAGATCCTAAAAGATTAATATGGGATCAAATTAAAGATATCTTTTTTTTAAAGATAAATGATAGATATAGGTTTTGGAGATCACCGCAGGAACTGCATTATATCCATGTTGATCAATCGGAATCTAGTGATAATACAGCAATATCTATGTTACACCCAGAGATTACAAAAGAAGGAGATTTGATATACATATTAGATTTTACGATATGTATTCTTGCAGATAAACATAGAATAAACTTAGAAGCAATATATCAATTTATAATAGATTTAAGAATTTTAGGAAAATTAAATATTGAATTGGTTACTTTTGACCAATATCAAAGTTCAAATACAATTCAGAGATTAAAAAGGGATGGTTTTAATTGTGAAAGAGCAAGTGTTGATATTAGTATACAACCGTATATGCTCCTTATAAGTAGAATTAAAGATGGTAAACTAAAAGGAGGGAGAAATATATTTCTCCGAAACAATCTGAAGTCATTGTACGAAACTAGAACAGATAAAGGAAAAAGAAAAATTGATCATCTAAAAGGGAAAACAGTTAATGAGTATAATGGTGATTGGAAACTTGCTATGACAGGTATAAATTCAAAAGATGTAAGTGATTCCGTGGCCGGTGCTTTATTTAATTGTATTAATCATTATAAGGGGATACCTCGATATATTTATTCATCAACAATATTAGAAGATGAGGATGAAATTTTAAAAAAGATACAAAATCAATATGGATTGATACCTAAATAAGGAATAAAATTATGGATAATCAAAATATTATTAAAATAAAAAAATGTTCTAAATGTAAAAAAGAGTTTCCTGCTACTTTAGAATATTTTTTTAAAAATAAAACAATAAAATCAGGATTAAATAGTTCTTGTAAAAAATGTAAATTAAAAGTAGGTAAAATATTTTATGAAAAAAATAAAGAAATAAAAAAGAAACAAGCAAAAAAGTATAGAGAAAAGAATAAAGAAATAATTAAAATAAAGAAAAAAACATATAGAGAAGACAATAAAAAGAAAATAAAAAAACATA